GTTCAGGCCACGTATAAAAGATCATTATACTCAGTCCATCGAAGGATTAAGACTGATAAAGTGTAATGGTCGCTCAATAGAGCAACACGGGTGACTTACGATCTATAGAAAGTAAGGTCAGTACCTAAGAAGTTGACTTTGAGGGTAGGAAGACCTCGTAACATTTCCTTTCGGAAATTTACCTGGTATTCCCCATCAGCATCAACTTCGGTCATTGAAGTGTCTATATTATAGACCTCCAATCCCATTTCTCCCCAAAGATATTCGGCGAGTTCAATGTCGGAAAAACAAACCATAGATATATCTAGGTCCTCCGAAGGAGGGTGTTTTTCCCAGAATTGCTGATACCTTTTTCTCCAAGGTACGGTATTGAATCTATCGATCTTTCCCGCCTTGGCGAACATAGAAGAGAAGAGAGAACCCCTAACAGCCAAGTCAAGGACTTGGTCAAAGGTACAATAGTTCCTTTTGTTGAGCTCTCTCAATAGAAGTTTATATGGAATTTTGGTTGACAGTCGCAATTTGTCCCTGACACCCAAAAGAGCCTCTGGAGCAAGAGAGGGTAGAGCGACAATGTCCTCTAACCCCTCGAACCCGTATTCTTCGACATAATTCAAAAACTCATGTTCAAAAGAGAATCCTCTTTTTACTGAGTTTGAGAAAATACCTCTCAGAGAATTACGTTCCGCTGGCGATAGCCCCGGACCCTCTCCTCTGACTTCATGTAAAACTTTCAAAGCCATCTCCTGTAGGGGACGTATTGAAAGTCGAACGTATTTATCCAGTTCACCCGGAAGGTATAAATCTAAACCACCCAATTGGATGGGTAGAAAAAGAGAGTAGAAGACCCTATTGGACCCTTTACTTGAAACCTTCGGAAGAAACCGATAAAACTTAAATAGAAATCGAGATCGCACAATATGGGCGAAATCCATTCCTAATCCGTTAACTAACCATTTGAGAGATTTCCCAAATTGCTTAGCTTTGCCTATGAGGATATTCCTGTCGTCCACTAAATCGATAGATTTAGACGCCGGGCTAAGTAACCTCACCTTCATAGAATCGACATAGATACTTTGATCATAATTATTATTATGGTCTCTGGTACCTACTCTAAGTCTTTGATGAACTCGATAGAACTCATCTTCTTTGAAATAAAGGATACGCTCGCAATAGCGAACGACCCCAACCTTTAACCTGACCCATCCATGTTTGGACTCGGAAAGGATAGAGCCCCATCTTAAGTGATTAAATGTAATCCTATTAAGATAAGGTATAGGCCCTAAGGCGATATGATCGTCACCGCCAACAGAGAAACATCTCCATTTGACGGTAATAGGACCTAAAGGTTTATTTAAATGGTAACGAATAGCTTCCTCTTCCGCCGCTAAATTTAGTAACGTAAGAATAGCCTTCGTAATGGGTTCTCCCATAAGGACCCCCCTAACCATAAGAAATTCACTAGTTCCAGACTTACGTACAGCTTTTACCAATCGGTTAGAGCAGACTAAGTCTATTGCTAGTTTAGATTTTATGTTTAGGATGCCAAGCGAATCGCAAAGTCCCTCCAATAGGAAGCGAGCTAAGCGTTTATCGATAGCATCAGTAGCGGTCTCTAGATCACTACTTAAAACACCAAAATCATCTATATTTTCAGGTAATTCTATAGAATCAACCCGATTGCAAAAATTCCAGGCCTGGTCGGACCTTATAAGGCCGTCCTTAGCACTGGGATGTTGTTCCAAATAGGCTCTTAGTAAGTGTCCCAACGGCTGCTGGAGAATAATATTCCACCAGACTGATGTCGTCACGATCCTTGACTTAGCGCCAGGTTCAGAAACTGAAATAACCCTACATGGTATGGGTTTATTTCTATCATCAATAAAACCGAACTCTTGGGCTTTCAGAAGTGCTATAGCATAAATCTGAGGCCCTAGAGCTTCGTCTAAACCGTATCTCCGATCGTCGTTCCAATAGGTATAACGACCGAAGCTACGTGAAAAAGGCTCGGCAAAGGGACCTATGAATATAGGAGGCTCGTGCCGACACCAAGACTGCCATCGGGGGATTCCCTCCTGGTCCAGTACTGAAAACCCTAAGGGTATTTCCATGAGTTGCGTCTTATTAGGCACATACTCAAGGACTTCTCTAACTTCTGACACAACCTTGGTCATACGACCGCCCTCTGCGCAGGTGATATCATAATCACCCGCCGTATTGACGGAAATGTGACCAATTTCGGTTACATCAGGAACTCGAAAATCCCTAAGGTTTATAATCTTCTTTCCAACCTTGTAAGCGGCATTTTTAGCCTCCAATAGGGCAGATATCGATATATCGGGTATCTGACTTACAAGATTTTGAAATTTTTCTAAACTTTTCTCTCCAGTCCTATCGGAACCCGAGGGAAAGTGTCTAGTTGATATCAGATGTGCTAATCTAGCAGCATCGTCTTTATCATGAAGAACGAAGTAATTATGGTATTTCCAATAGAGTTTCTTGAACGGATTCGAACGAGAAAACTCTGGAGGTTTATTAACCTGGGTATCGGTTGCCCGTACCCACACCAAATTACCAAATTCTTTATAATACTTACAAACTAAGTCTATATTATCGATAGATATACAGATTAGTTTTCTAACTATATGTTTCCAGAACTTCTGAGACTCGAAATCTCGCGCCTCAAACCATTCTGGATAGTATAGTAATAAACTATCGAAAACGGAATGGATCGATAGTTCCATCCGTTCGATGTAGCTGATCGACCTTCCAAGGAATATATTTATTACCTTGGTTGAAAGACCAGACAAAAGGAGTACTCTTCTCAAGCTATTCCTATCGGATTCGCTTAAGAAGCGGGGTTTGGATTTACGGAGCTTAGGATTCGATTTATTAATCTTATCCAAAAGACTTTTGTAACCCTGAGGCCCGATATACTGGAAGTCATGAACAACCGGTATAAAGCACTCAAAAAATGAATTATAATGATCTCTTATACGAGCCTGTCGGTTTCGTACTGCAGACATCACTATAATACGTGGCTTCAC